ATTTATATATTACTTCCCATTCATTTTCTCCTTCTTGTATGAAATCAAAATATTCCACCCCACCAAAAGAAAACCTTGCTCTCTTCTTACTGATTTTTTGGTAAGTAAATATTTTATCTAGATCTTCAGGATCGAGCGCTTTATATTTTTTTAATCTTTCTTTTATCATTCTCCCACGATAGCCCATCTACAATGTAATGTCAAATTATTTTTTTCACGGCTGTCCATCTGGCGCTGGCGCCGGATGCCGATGTATTAACAAATCTCCTAGAATCATGGACTGTCAACGAGAAACGGGAATACGGGATTTAGTACTTGACTTCACGGCTGCCTGAAGGCGCCGGCGCCGGAGACTGATGCAGGATCATTGCTTCTAGAATCATTGTGTGTCAACGAGAAACGGGATTTCCAGGATGGGAGCTGGCCGAGCCCAGCAGCTGTTCTAGTTTAGACCAGTCATATGGATGCTCCAATGTCAAAACGGGAAACGGCAACCCAGGACCGCGGAGCACGATACTACAATCGTAAACCTTTAAGGAACATTCCTTGAGGGCGTGGGCCAACACAAAAACTTTGCCTCCAACTTTAGAACGCTCGTAAATCCAAGCCTTTTGATACTTTGATAGGGAGATGTGTTTTCCTTTACTTACCTTTAATTCAATCCAGTAAGTCTGTCCATTAGTACAGCCATTAACGTCTGGAACGCCCAGACCTATTCTGCTTTCTATTCGTACTAAGTGTGAGTTTTTTAAACCTTTTTTGAGTTGTTGCCAGAGCTTTGCTTCGGGACCTTTTGCCATTTATAGATCCATTAATTGCACCAAAAAGATAAGGTAAGAACCATGTATTATCACGAATAACCTGTGTCAGTAAATTAGTCAATGCATTTACTGTAAGCTCCTCCTGTTTTTGATTTTTAAGTGGACCACCGTCTGCACTTAAACCGGAAATCTCCATGCCCGCGTGCAGTACTTCGTGTAAGAACGTATTGCCTTCTTCACGACTCTTGAGATTCTTTTGAATATAGATCTTCTGCTCCGTCGAATCATATTCCCCTAGAGTCTCATCTTTAAACTGTATGTGTTTAATAAACAGATCTTCATATCCAATTTTAATCTTTCTCTTCAGCATGGACAATAACCTCTCCCACATGGGTACTGACCATGTCGGGATTGTGAATGAAATTTAGAACAGCAACAAAATCAGAGAAGTCGTTTGTCCTCTTCATCGTCTGCTTTAACGACCTTAGCTTCTTCTGCTGCAATCTCGACAACTTTATTTTCACCAAGCTCATGGTTAAGGCTCCTTATCTCTTTTATTAAATCTTCTTTACTCAATGCAGATAAGTTCTGCGTTTTAATTTCTTTACGATCAATATAGAAACCGGCTGCCTGGCCTAATCTAAACTCAGCATTAATAGCTGCAGCAAGCTGTCCTTTTCCTTCAGCAGTATCGGACAAACTATCCAAACGCTTCAGATGTCTTAAATAATCTTTATAGTACCTCACTCCCTTCTCACGCATGGATTCAATATACGAAACCACGTGAGGATACTTATCGGGATTAGTTAGGAGCGAGCCCCATTTCTCACAGGTATCAACAGCATACCCAGCTCTCTCCGCCGCCTTCTTCTTCGTAATGTCCGGGTAGTTGGCCACAAAGATCTCTGCAAATGTACGTTGTTTAGGCGTCAAATGTAAATGAGTCTTCTTGCTATTGGCTATGGTTAAACCTGTTCTATCCACTTCTAGCTCCTATATAAGATAATATAGACTAAATATATACCACAGCAAGCAAAAGGTCACCAGCCCTCTAGACTTACCTATAGTAGTATGAAATTCTGTGTACTTTCTGTGTACTACTATGAAAGAATAGTTGTTGGTATACTTATGTTATTAGTGTTTTTCTGTGTTTCAGGGTACTATTGAGGTAAAAGTACTTGAAAGAGGTGTTATACTTCAGAGTATCTATATAGGGAGGAGAAATTGCATGCCTGTACTTGCAATTTGGTATAAATAGCTTATATAGGGGGTAAGGGTGCCTTTAAGGGCCCTATTTATAAACTGTCTAAACAAGGAGGTTTACATGACAATCAATAAATTACCATCAATCTTTAATCAATTAAGACCTATCTCGGTAGGATTTGACAACATCTTTGATCATTTTGAAAAAATGTTCGATGACAGCGATGAATTCTTTCGTACACCTACGTCTACTTTCCCTTTTTACAATATTGTAAAAACAGGAAACACAACTTACGATATAGAAGTTGCGCTCGCAGGGTACAATAAGAAGGATATCCAGGTCGACTACGCAGATAACTTATTGACTATCAAATCCGTTAAGGAAATAAAAGATAACAAGGAATCTAATGGAGTTATCCATAGAGGCATTGCTAAAAGATATTTCTCGAAGGCTTTCACTATCGCTGATGATGTAGAAATCAAAGGCGCTGAGTTGAAAGACGGATTGCTGAAAGTTTCCTTAAACAAGATTCTTCCAGAAGGCAAGAAACCCAAAACCATAGAGGTTAAGTAATATGAGAAAATTATTTAAATTTCTAGAGGACTGGGGTTGGACAAGAGCAATCAACCGCTTGAAACGACAAGGGCTTTGGTACGAAGACTAGGTTGTATTTTTGGCCTATAGAGAGAACATTCCTGAAACAGGCGAGCAACTTTCATTACTCGCCTGAAGGGGATGTTTATAAGTTGCTATGAAAACTTTTCACTAATTCTTATATACACTAATTTTCTTAAAGACCAAGCGCCAAATCCATGACCGTGCAATACTTACAACGGTAAAGATTAGAGCGATTCCTAAACTGTCTAGAATTGTGGGATAGAGCCCAAAGAGGGGGAAAATCAGCAACTGGATGAGGATAGCCAGGATGAATCCGGAACCCACATCAATGAAGCTCTCGATAAGACTCTGCATGGTGAATTAGGATCTATTGATCTTCCTCTTCTTCCAGCTCGTCAATTGCTTCGTCTATCTGATAAAGAATATCGTCTTCTTTTTCTTTCAGCTTATCTAGTTGATTCTTAAGTTTTCGCAGTTTTTTAGACGCTTTGCTCATACTATTTTCTTTTCTTTTTGTTTTTCTTCTTACCTTTTTTCTTATTTAATCTTTTAAGATAGTTCTTATCTTTTTTCTTCTTTTTCTTTTTTGGCATTCGTCCTCCTTAATGTATTAGGAGGGCGGTTAACTCTCGCGCCCCGCCCTCTGAAAAGAGTACAATATAAGAATGTACTTCACTTCTTTTTACCGCTTTCCAGCTCACTATTCAAGCGGTGATTTCGTCTATATTTTCTCCATCGACAGTTAATAATCTCTAGGCCGCTTTCAGACAGGATTCGTATTTGATTTCCGTCCGGAAGAGCCGATTCCCAGTGTTTAATATACGTAGGGCGTTCACATACACTTGTTATGAACTTGGGCTCTGGGACTTCTCCCTTCCTGATTCTCCGGAGAGCTTCGTCCACAATCTTATGGATATCTTTCCATTTTGTTTCTTTCTTTACCTTTGTGATCATTCGTTCTAAATCTTGCAACGCTCCGCCTTTCATTTATTCATTTTTTCTAACTCTTTCTTGTGAACCAAATTATCATATTGATGGTCCTCTTTCGCTTGGGCCAAGTCTTTCTTAAGTTCCTCGATCTGTGCTTTCGCATCTTTCAGTTCAGTACTATCAGCTTTCGTTTCAGGACTATTTGGTCCCGTTGCCTCGCGAAATTTGTTTGGGTCGTCTAAAGGTTTCCAGTGTACGTTTTTATAGACAGGTTTTTTAGAGGTCACTGAGCCCCCATGCTTTCTGTGCACTATCATAGGCGTGTCCCTTTATACTTTTGTCTGTACGCATAATCGTTAATACATCCGTACCATTATATACTTTGGCATAAGTATTTTGACTAATCGCTACACTACTTCCACTCACTAAGAGTGCAAATTCAGAGCAGGCTGTTAAACAGACCAAGGCTACTCCTAGAATGAATAGTTTGAAGTTCATTATTTCTTTCTCTCCATAATCATTTTGCGTTCTCCTTTGGTAATAAATTCAAAACCAAAGGAGCCTGCTACGTTTTTAACTAACTGCGAATCATATTTTTCCCAGTCATCAAACACGAACACAGATCCTACCACAGATCTTTGAGCAAAGAAAACTGTCTCCGCTACTACTGCAGCAGTCATATGCGGTCCATCGAAGTGGACCAAGTGGTAAGTGTTGA